CTACGTTTGATTTTATTTACAGTGTCTTTAATATCTTCTCTAGGATCAGCAATAAGACTTCTATTACCAAGAGCGCGGGGACCAAATTCTGCACACCCATTGGCGATACCACAGTATTTGTATTTAAGAAGATAACGTACAACTTCTTTAACATTTATTGTGCTTTTTATTTCAGTTCCAAGATATGGATGCTCCCAATTAATTTTCTTTCCGTATGTCAAAGCCGCAGTCCCAAGAGCAGATCCGCAGTCTCCAGGATTTGGCATTATCCATATTTTTTTCCCTAACTTTGCAACTCTACTATTAGCAACACAATTTAAAGCTACTCCTCCCATCATTACTAAATTTTCATGATGGCAATGATTTTTAACTATTTTTATTATTTCATCTTCGACTAAAAGTTGTGCTGAAGCAGCTATGTCATTTGGATAACCTTTTAAAACTTTTGGTACACCTTTATGACAATTATGATTATCTAATATTTCTTTATATTCATCGTAGTATTTAGGCTCTCCATAAGCAGCCATTCCCATCGTAACATATTCGTCTTCTTGTGGTTTTAAACCTACAGCCTTTGTTATAGCAGAATAAAACAAACCTATTGAATATGGATATTTTCTACTCCATACTTTTTTCATTTTAGGCCTGTTCCTATTCATCCAGCCTTCCCAGACAGAAACGGTATCCCATTCACCTATCGCATCTATAACTAATATGTTACACTTATCAAATTTAGATGTATAAAATCCAGCAGCGGCATGGGACTCATGGTGATAGTGCGAGTACTCATATTTACTTAACCTAAAGTCTGCCAGTTCTTTTTGACCAGAATACCATTGCCTAGAAAATTTTAACCAATTCTTTTCAAAGAAAGAAACTTTATGAGCTAGATTTTTAAGGTATTTTTGTTTTGAATGTAACCATCTATCGTTCTTTTTACGAGATAATCTTTCTGCATGAGTGGCGCTAAGTATCTCTCCGTCTTCGATAAGACAAGCTCCTGCGTCATGGTATCCTTCACTAAGTCCTAAGACAATCATAATTTAACTTTAACAACCTTGTAATTAAATTTTTCTTTTCTATAAATTTTTAATCTTTCTTCTGCGTGAGAGAGCGCGTAATTTTTTCTCGATTTATGCTGGAGATTATCCGCAATGTCGTAGAGTTTGGTGGTTCTTCCATCTTCTGTTTTACGGAGTCCTCTTCCAATCGATTGTAAAACTCGAATCTGGCTTTTAGACGGCGATGCAAAGATGATGTTGTGGAGATTACGAATATTAATCCCAGTGGAAAAAGTACCCAAGCTAGCCACGATGATAGCATCTTTTTGTCCCTCAGTTATTTTTCTAATAGCCTCTCTATCAGCTGTTTCAGTCGCGCCACTAACAAAGAAAACTTTTCTTTCCTCCATAGCCTTACTATTTATTAAATCAAATAGCACCTTTCCGTGCTTCTCGACAAATTGAAATAGAACTAACGTATTGCCTTTTTGATCTAATGCTAGATTACGTATGAAGTTATTTCTTTTTTGATATTTTACAATAAAATCGACTTCATCTTGATATTTTAAGCCCGTGCACATTTTTCTTACGTCATCAGGGTAATTTAACTCTAATAAAAATATATCTAAAGGAGCCAATGTATCTTTATCCTGCAAATCTTTTGTTGAGGTTACTTTCATAACCTTTCCAAATAATCCTTCTAAAACTAATTGATGAGTTTGTGTGCCGTCCAGAGTCCCAGTCGTTCCAAACCTATACTCAGAAAGTCTTGCCTTATTCATTATATTAGTTAAAGATTTTGATTTAAAGCCATGGCATTCATCGCCAAAGGTTATACCAAACTGCTCAAACCAAGTGTACGGTAGTTTGTATATAGACTGCCAAGTACTAATAAAGATTCTTTCTTGTATACTTGTTTTAGGTTTTCCAGAATATATCACATGGCATTCCTCATCAGCATTCCAAGAATTATCATTAGATGAATAGTCTTTAAAATCTCCAAACATCTGTTCTACTAAAGAAGTTGTTGGAACTATTATTAGTACTTTTTCATCAAAGTTTTCTAAATACCACCTCATCAATACATATATTATCAGTGACTTACCAGAACCAGTGGGTGATAACATTATGGCTCTTTTTCTTTTAATACTTTCACATATTGCGTTAAACTGATAATCTCTTATTTCAATAGGTTGTCCTCCATTATGAAGATCTAAATCTTTTATAAAATCCATTATTTCATTCGGATCTACGTGATTAAAAGATTCTGGAGGACCGTAATCGCTATTTTCATAATCTATAGCATATCTTCTTTTTTCAGCAAATTCTTGAACGTATGGTAATAAACCACATGGTAGCTCTTTTGTTTGAGCATTGAATAACCTTACTTTACCGTCCCATACTCTGTTGCGGTATAAAGGCATGTACTTATATCCTGGAACAAAAAAAGAAAAGAAATCACTAAGTTCGGCAGCAACTCCAAAATCACAGCCTAAAAACATAGAACTATGAGACTTTTTCTGTATTATTATTTTATCCGCCTGATTCAAATTGCTTCCATTTTATAATATTACTAATACTTTGATGACGCCATCTTAAAGTTTCTACTATTTCCTGAAGAGTTTCGACTATAGTTTTATGATATGCTATTTTTTCTTCGCTCTTTTGTATATCTATATCTGAATCATAATAGTAATTCATGTCAGTTTTCATAACCTTTAATCCTTTGAAAGGATCATAATCCCAGCCTTTTTCATCTATTTCTTCTTTTGACATTTTATTATTATAATATAACCACTTGTCTTTTAATAAACTTTTTTGATTCAATTGAGATTTTTTAAGTTGTAATTTTCCTAGCGATAATAATTTCAAATATCTTGAATGCGCCATTGCTGTTTCAATAGATGCGTGACTAAGATCTGTTTGATTTATTTTACTATCTTCTTCCCATTTATTAAGTATGTCTTCTAAATTTAACATCATTATCCCACTTTGCCTAGTTGTCTAAAATACTTACTTGTAAGAATGTGCATATTAGCAAAAGTTGGTCTTTCTCCTAATTCTTCTAATTTTCTACTTATAAGTATAGCGTCATCATTTAAATAACTCTTATTTATTATTATATCATGTTCTCTAATAAAAGTAAATCTAAAATTCACATGATAGTCCATAAATGGTATATATGAAGCACATATCCATTGAAACGTCATCATTAGTATTGGCGTACATTGAATAAAATAAAGATCTTCAGAAGTAACAGATGCAAATATAGAATTATATTTCTGTAAATATTTCCACGTATAAAGATTAGCTTCACGACATTTCTTTTCATCTTCAATTAGTTTATCTATATCATTATTATCATCATGGTTTTGTAAAAGTCTTTCAACAGAGCTTCTTCTATAGACTAATAATGCACTTACCTGATAATAGTTTAAACACTGAAGCATTTCAAGCAATAATACTTGTGGTACATTTTCAGTCAATACTCTCATGATAGGTCTAAAAGATAAAACAGTTCTTATAGCAACTCTTGCTTTCTCTAAGTCATTATCTTCTTGATATTGTTTTATGACATCATCAAATATACCGTCACCATCGCAATATTTGTCGTCCCATTTTAAATTTTTGTTTACCTTATAACCCATAGATTCAAGTGTATCATACATTTCTTGATATGGTATTTGCTCGTATATTTGATAAGTCAAAAATCGCACCACACCTTTTGATCCACAATTTTTATTTGAAAAAATTATGATACCTCTATATTCCGTTTTTGGTATTGGTTTTGGAGCCTTCAAATAACCTTTTTGAGAAGGCACCTCTTTTGGATTTATCATATTATACTGTTAAAGATTCAAACGTATCTATTTTAAATGTTATTGGAAATGTTATTATGTCTGTATCAGCTACTGTAGCTTGAAACTGTACTGCTCCAAGACTTGTAGGTACACAATTTATATATTTAAACTGTTTAATAATATTATTGGCACTAGATAATATCGACAAAATTATATCTGTTTCAATAAACTTATCAGTAGGTTCAGATCTTTCTTGAGTAAGAGACTGTAACCAAGTATAAAATTCATCATACGCTTTAAAGTTTTCATCAGCAATAATATCTAACACAAGTTCATCATAGTTTAATGTATCACCAGGTACTGATATCGTTGATAGTCTAGATACAGGAACAATAGCACCACTGACAGCAATACCTGGATGCGATACATTTTGACAATAAAACTCTAAGTTAGGATACTTTTTACTATCGATGTTAACCTTAAACTGAGAAGGTTGAAAATAGTTATAATTTGTAAACTCTTCAGCCAATTAGTATTTTCCTTGATCTGGCTCTTTTCCATCGCCACCTTCTGCTTCGCCATCGCCTTGTACATGATCTAAATCAATCACATATTCCCAAGTGCCATCGCCTTTACATTTTACTTTTTTACCATCTGCTGTTTCAGCAATTAAATCATCACTCATTTTGTTCTCCTATAATTTGATTTGTACTATTATTTATATATATCGAAAATAAAAAAAAGGGGCCCGAAGGCCCCTGAGTGTAGAGGTGAATATCTTCTTATGCGAGTATGTTGTCTACTCTGAAGATTCTGTAGTACTGGTTGGTCTTCGCTGCAGCTAGACCGTTTGAAGGTGTTGCACCTACAAATGGGTTTGATACCATTCCATATCTGGTTTTGAAACCAATTTTTGGTTGGAATGTATCTTCAGCAACGGCTCTGACCATTGTTAGTGGTACGTATGGGCAATAGAACAGTCCAGCATCGTATGCATTAGTTCCTTTGTATCCTACTGTTACGTAGTCTACAGTTGCATATGGGTCGATGTAAACTCTTGTTCTTCCGTTAAGAACACCAGCAAATGTATTACCTGTGTCATCAACATTTAGTGCTGTTGATAATGCAGGTGCGTAATCTAACATTCCTGTTGCGGATAGTGCACTTGCAACATCTGATGATGTTATGATGAAGTTACCTCGTCCACGTCTGGTTTGCTTTGCGATTGTGTTTGCTTCACGATCGATTTGTACCATTAGGCCTTTGAACTTTTCAACTGACCATCTACCATCAGCATCTGAAGCAAGGTTGAATATACCGTTTAGAGCGGTATTTGCTGTTGATGCACCAGTTTTAGCTTGTGAGTTGATTGTTCTGATGACTTCTCTGTTGATTTCAGCTAGAATTTCAGCAGAAAGAATGTTTGATAATTCCTGCTCAGCGTCAAGACCATGAATCGCTTTAAGGTCTTGTGCTAGTTCTAAGCTGTATTCAGCCTTGAGCGCTCTTGACTTTGCAGTCACAGTAGCTTTCTCAATTGTGAATCCCATCTCATTGAAAGTAGAGTTTGGATCACCACTACCAGCAGCAGACCCAAGACCTTCAGCGTCTCCTGTTGGCATACCGCCAGCAAATAGAGCTGTTGTTCTGTCGTCATCAATTCCACCGACTAGGTTACCAGTACCTGAGTCATTAAGACCTGATGAGTTAGATGGTTGTGCTGTTGATGAGTCACCTGAGAATTGTGTATCAGCTTCGTTAAATAGAGCTTCAGTATTTGATGTTGAACCTCCATTGAATCGTGATTTCATCGCGAAGATGAGTCCTGTTGGACCAGTCATTGGCTGCACACCGCAGACATCATACGCCATCATGTTTGGTAACGCACGTCTTACGAGTGAGATAAGGACTGGATCCCAACGATCGATAGATGAGATAGCATTAGCAGGACCAGCTTCTGTTAGTGATTGTCTCTGCTCTTTTAAAGCAGCCTCTTGGTTTTCAAGAATAACAGCAGTCACAGACTTTCTGTATGAGTCCTTGATTTCACCAGCGGATTCTTCGTTAAGAACAGGAGCCCACTTTTCGGTTAAATTTTTATAAAAATTTGACATTTAAGTCTCCCTTAATTTGATTGACGTATTGCTTTGATGTACTGTTCCATCGCACTAGAAACTTCAGTTTCATCAGTTGCTTCTTCAGTAGCTTCATCAATTTTTTCAACAGGTACTTCAGTAGCTTCTACAGCTTCATCGGCATTTTTTGAAAAGTATGAATCTTTTAAAGTTGCAACTTTTTTCTTGAATGTTTCTTCGTCTTCGAAACTAATACCCTCGGCAAGTTTTTCGAGTTTAGCTACTTGAGTTTCTGCTAAATCCTTAGAAGCGTCACGAATAATTGCGTCACGTCTTAAGTTTTCAGTTTCTGCTTTCATAGCCATAGCTTGTTCAGTTGATTTGTTAAGCTGACCTTCAAGTTCTTCAACTTGCTCTACTAGATCATCAACTAGATCCACTTTGGATTCTGGAACTGAGATATAAGACTCTTTGAATAGATCTTTTAGATTATTCATAAATGTCTCAGCGATTTCAGTTCTCAAGCCTTTTTCGATAGCAAGCTTGTTTTCTTCCATCCATGTTTCAACTACGTAATTGAGATAGTTATCGATTTTGTCAACTAAACCTTCACGGGCTTCGTTAAGACCTTCCTCGATATCTGTCTTATATTGCTCTTCCATTGCTTCTACTCTTTCAGCTAATTCTGCCTCAATTTCGGCGTCTTTAGCAGCAACAGCTTCTGCAACTTTAGAATTTACAGCTGATTCGAAGATAACCGCAGCTCTTTCTTTAAATCCTTCAGATAGAGACTCTTCGCTCTTTATAAGAACGTCAAGATCTTCGTCGTGATTTGAAGTAATTACT